ACTCAGAGACTTGGGGCTAAGGAGGATAAGCGGGGCAGCCAAAGGAAAGGACTCCATTAACAACGGAATCCAGTTTATCCAGGGGTTTAAAATTTATATTCATCCAAAGTGTGTAAACTTTATAACCGAAATAAGCAATTATACCTGGGACAAAGACAGATTCGGTAACACCACCAACAAGCCTATAGACGACTTTAACCACCTCATGGATGCTTTTAGGTACGCCATAGAGGATTTTATATCAAAACCTAAAATAGGGGCCTTAAATTTCAATCCTATATCAGTATAAATAACTTTTAAAAGTTGACATTCAAGCATAAAAAAAGGCCTATATTTTAAAAACTCAATAAAATAGGGATTTCCAGGAAAACGTCTTAGTCAATAAATAATTGAATGTTGACTAAGAGGATTTATAAGGAGGAATAATGTTTAATTTTTTCAGGAGAAAAAAACCAGCTGAATTCTCTAATGAACCTGTAAAAAATAAGGCTCTATTGAGAGAGATAGCTATATCAAACCTAAGCATAGGCAGCATCTATCCAGACACACCGCCCTTGGTGCCGGAAAAGGTAAATAAAATGCTTCACAGTCTGGAGATATCTACACCGGTTCTCTCTATGGTGAGAGGTGTATGCTCTAGAAGGATAGAGCTGAGATCTAAGGGAGATCACACCCTAGAAGAAATAAAAGAGATCAGCAATAGATTCGACTCTATAGAAAACTGGCAGAGCTTTATAAGGGAACTGTCATTGACGCCTTACTATGGATTTTCGGTGTTTGAAAAGATCTACAATGAGGACTTTACCCTTAGAAGGCTGGAATTCATACCGAGACAAAAGATAAAATATGAGCATACAAGTGGAAATTGGTTTTTAAGAGGAACTTCTGATATAGAACTTACAGAGGATAAGTTTATAGTAGCCAAATATGACGAGAGCCTGGAATATCCCCTTGGGAAATCTCTGTTTACCTACGGATTGGCCCAGGCACATGATGACTATATAGGCTTGGAAGCTAAAGTCAGAGGTATACAGGAGAAATACGGTGACATAATACCTGTGTTTGGATTTGACGAGATGGAAGCATCTACAGAAGAAGGAAGAAAGCGGGTAAAAGATAGAGCTGGGTCTGTTAAAAATATGATGGGTGGTAATGTTATGGCCATCCCTCTTGGTGGCAACTTCTCATTGAAAGACTCATTCTTTTTTATATCCCTTTCAGATCTCAAAATTGAGATGCACAAGATTCTTCTAGAAAGACTTGAAAAAAAGATAGATAAATTCATAAAAGGCGCTGCCTTCTCTGAGGGAGATACGGGATCTTACAACCGTGACTCTGTACAGCAGGATGAAAAAGAGAAAATAGAGGATGATATAGCAGTATTCATGGCAGAGGAGCTTTTAAAACTCACCAGAACTGATTCATTCTTCTTTGGGTATGATCCGGCAGGTCTTCACTGGACCTTTGATATAGATGAGGGAGAGGAAGCCAGGGAGGAACTGGAGAAAAAGAAGGCAGAAACAGGAGCAATAAAAATAGACTCCTACAATAGGGCCAAAGAGCTTGGGTATAAGATATCAAAAACCAAGGTAGCTGAATTGCTAGGTGTAGAAGAAGGAGACTTGGAAGAAACAGCAGAAGCCCAGCCGGCCTTTGAGTTCTCCAAGTCTAAAAAAAAAATAGATTTTTACTTGGAAAAGACTCTTGAGAATGTAAAACTCCTTGATGAGGGTATAGCGGCAACAAGAGAGGAGTTCACAAAAGGAGTATTTGAACAGGCTTTAAAACAACTTAAAACGGTGAAATCTATAAAGGATCTAAAAGAGGCCTTCTCCTATGATCTTTCGTGGCTTCAGGATAAACTTATAATAGCGGCACTTATAGGTGCCATGGATGAAAAAGAGATGGACATGTCAGAGTTTTCAGAAGAGATGAACCCCTTTAATCTGCCGTATGACGAGGCTATTTCTGCCATGCTAGAAAGGGTCCCCACAATGTATAACCTCATAGAGCCGATAACTGAGGAGATAAGGTCTAGATACACCTGGATAAAGAAGAGCACTGAACTTGAGACCACCAAGAAACTTATAGGGAATCTTCAGAACTCATTGGAATCTGGAAAAACATTTAAGGAATGGATTAAAAACTCAGATGAAATACTTAAAAACACAGGGTTTGGTGAGAATGGATGGTACCTCAATCTGGTGTGGAGAAATAACATCCATAGTGCCTATAATTCCGGGGCCTATATCCAGCAGGAGGAGAATAAGGATAATAAACCTTACGGGCTCTATGATGCTATAGAGGACGGGAGAGAATCTGATATATGCAAGACCTTAGATGGAAAAGTCTACCCACTGGATCATGCATTTTGGGATACTTACATGCCACCTAATCACCACAACTGCAGATCAAAGAGGATAGCTTTGTCAAAGGAGGACCTGAAGGAGTATGGCCTCAAGTCTTCTAGTAAGATAACAAGTGATATAGAGGGCCTTAAAAGTAAGATAGGGGATTTTGCAGGAAATCCTACCAAGGTGTGGAAAAATCTTGAAAAGGGAACTAAAATAAAAGAGAAAACCATAATTGCATTAGAGAATGAAGTGGACGATCTAATAAATGAAACTTTAAAAAAATACAAAGTTGATTTTGAAATATCTAAATTTAAACCTAAGCTTGAAAGGGAATTATCAACTGATATTTTGAAAAGATTTGGTCTTGAAGGGGTGACGGTAAAACATAAAAGTATGCAGGACTATGGTTATGTTTCGTGGAGAATAAGTACCGGTGATATGGTGGAAATAGCATTTAAAACTGGAGACAAGAGAAGCACAGAATCTAAAATCAAAACAATGTTCCACGAACTTTTCCACGCTTCTAAATTGAATTGGAACGCCTTAGAAATGCCTTTATCTTTAGAGGAAACAATGGCAGAGAGTGTAGGGACATTTTTAGCAGAATATCACGGAGCAAATTCAAAACTTATAGCTAACTCATATATGGATTATTTGTCTGACGCTCTACCTAAACTTAAAACCTTAAAAGAGTTCAATAGTTGTGAAAAAGTGGCTGATTTTGGAGCTAAATTCTTAGAACTTGGACGGGAAAAAATGCTAGAGATAACAGAAAAAGCAGGAATCAAAATAAAAAAGGTCACTCTTTCTGCTGATTTTCATAAAAAAGTAGCAGTTTACAAAGAGGTGTTAAGCGAGAATAAAGAAGTTTACAGAGAAACCTTTGTAGGGTTGACAAAAGATGTTTTTGATTTGAGTAAAGAGAATGAAAGAAATCTATCCAACACTTATTATGATGAGATTGTAGAAAAGGCTTTGTCAAGCGATTATAAAAAAACCAGAGGGGAAAAATATCTCTACCCTAAACTATTAGACACTTTATGGAAATTTGAGGGAGTGAAATAAAAAATGAATATATTTGAAAGTTTATTGATCTTAGAAGCAGCAGAAGAAAAATTAAGAAACAAAGAGAATGGGCCTATATACGAGGGAATGTTTTTAAGTGCTCTAGAAGAGGATATTTACATAGAGGGAGAACCTAGACCTTTAGAAAAATTTAGGCAACGGATAATAAGTGACGGAGAAGAGGCATTTTTTAAGGAACTATTAAAGAAAGGTGTAATACTGGAAAAGGATTTAGGAATAATTACCTTTTAAAAATATTTTAAAGGAAATATATTAGTTATATTGTACATTGCCATTGAAAGTTAAGCTTATAAATTTGTGTTTTTCTATTTATTGGATACTTTCTCCTTTATCGAATTCTTTCCCCTAAAGAAGGCCGGACATATGTCTGGCCTTCCTCCTTAAGTAATCTAAAACAAACATAACTTTTAAGATATTGAGGGTGAACTAAATGTGTAAGAATCAAATTAAAAATATTATTGATGAATATATTTACAACTTAAACTCCTTAAATATTTCAAAAATAATTTCTTTAGCTCATATAGATATAAAGGTTTATAGCATGAACAATTACAATATTTACAAACTTGCTTCAGGAATTGATCAATTCAAAAATATTCTAAACTCTCTGAACAATAACTATCAATTTATTTACTGGAGTGTATTGAAGTGTAATATTAAAAATGAATTTTCCGAAGTTACAGTAAGGCAAAAAATATTTTTTACAGTTGACTTTCCAAAAGGACCTAAAGCTTGGGAAATGAATGAAAGAATTTTGACATTGATTTTTAAATTTGAAAACTCAAAAATAAAAAAAATATCCATTTTAATTCCAAAAAATTGAAATGGACATTTTCAATTTAAATTTTTATTCATATCACAAGTTAATTCTATTCTCTAATTTATTTATAGATTTCTCTAATTCTTCCAATTCTAGTAAAACGTAATGATTATCCCTATGAGACTTAATATATTTTGAAAATATTTCACAATAATATTCAAAGGAAGCATTTAAAAGAACACCAGACAAAGACTCATTTTCTGCATCTTTTTGAGCTCTGATTTTTAAATCCGATAAAAATTTAAATAATTCCATATTTGTACTTCCCACTCAAATCACCTCTTCAATATTTTATAAATCAAGTATAACATGATTTTTTAAGACTCTATTCATTAAAATACATTTCTATTTTTCAGGCGGCAACCATATCTTGGGGAGACATGATTGCCATTACATGTTTCTGGTCAGTATAAATAAGGGTATTACATCTTACTTTAATTTATCCTCTTTCCTCTTTTTTAAAATAAAATTACAATGAATTATAATATTATTATAATTTTTTTCCGCAAGGGT